AAGACTTTAGCAGATACAATAAAAGTAAAAGGAGCTAACATAGTGAATGGTATTCTTTATATTGAGTTAGAGAATGTTATTCCAGAGGAAGATAAACCAAAAACAATAAAGATAGGTGCATCTAAGCCTCAACTATTGTTGGAAGACAAATAATAACAGGGGCTCTCCGGAGCCCCAAACTTAGGAATATTATGAACAGACATAAATTAAAACAAGAAATAATAGCTGATGAAGGTATGGTAAAACATATCTACGAAGATCATTTAGGCTATCCAACGTTTGGTGTTGGTCATTTAATAGTTGAAAAGGATCCAGAATGGAAGAAGTCACTTGGTACTATAGTTAGTGAAGATAGAGTACTTGAGTGCTTAGAAAAAGATTTAGATATAGTTTTAAAAGATTGTGAAATATTATATCCAGACTTTAATGATCTTCCTGAAGAAGTTCAACATATTATTGCTAACATGATGTTTAATTTAGGTCGTCCAAGATTATCAGCATTCAAAGGAATGAAAAAGGGTGTTGATACAAAAGATTGGAATAAAGCAGCTGATGAGATGGTTGATAGTAAATGGTATAAACAAGTAACAAATAGAGCTAATAGATTAGTAGAAAGGATGAGAAAAGTAAATGGCTAGTGAAGTAAGAGCGTTTAGATTAGTGACAGGTGAAGATGTATTTGGTAAAGTAGCTGATTTTGATACAACAAATTGGAAAGGTATAGATCTTACAAAAGTTGAGAATGCTGCAGTTATTCAAATGAGAATGGATGAGAAGACAAAACAACCATTAGTGGGTTTTGCTCCTTATAGTCCATTTGGTGAAATAAGAGATGTTGAGATAGCAACAGATAAAATTGTTATGACATATGAACCTAAAAGAGATATAGAAAATGCCTATAACCAAACTCTTGGTTCAGGCTTAATTAAACCAACAGGACCGTTGCCTAATTTAAAAACATAATGTATAATCAGCTTAATGAAAAATGCTTTTTATACAAGTGTCGACCGATATGGTAATCTTATACTTTTTAGAGGTTATGCAAACGGTATCAAGAAAAGTGCACGAATAAAGTATCAACCTACTTTGTTCGTTGCTGATGACGTTAACAGTAAATATAAAACACTACAGGGTCAAAGTGTAAGACCAATTAAACCTGGTACTATGAGAGATTGTATGGAGTATCTCAAAAAGTATGAAGGTTTACCTAATCTTAATGTGTATGGTAATGCAAACTATATACACCAATTCATTTCAGATTATTTTATGAATGGTATTTCTTTTGATAGAAAGATCATTAATGTAACTACAATAGATATAGAAGTGCAAAGTGATAGAGGTTTTCCTGATCCTAAACATGCACACTTTCCAATAACTGCAATCACTATAAAAAATAATATTGATAATGTATATTATGTTTGGGCTCTTGGTCAGTGGAGCAAAGATGAATGTTCTGTTGAGTTAACTGGTGAAGAAACTATCAAGTATATAAAATGTTTAGATGAACGTGATATGTTGAAGAAGTTTATTAATCATTGGATTACAAATTATCCTGATGTAGTTACTGGTTGGAATAGTAGATTGTTTGATATAACTTATATTGCAAATAGAGTTGAAAGAATACTTGGAGAAAAATATAAGAAAGATTTATCACCTTGGAAGTTAGTAAGTAAAGGTGAAATATTTATAGGTGGTAATCCTCATCACTTTTTTAATTTAACTGGAATACAACAACTTGATTATCTTGATGTATTTAAGAAGTATGGATATACTTACGGTACACAAGAAAGTTATAAGTTGGATCATATAGCTAATGTTGTATTAGGTGAACGTAAGTTGGATTATAGTGAGTATGGAAACTTATTTACTTTATATAAAGAGAACCATCAAAAGTTTATAGATTATAATATTCGAGATGTACAAGTAGTTGATAAGATTGAACAAAGAACTGGATTACTAACTTTAGCTATGACAGTTGCATATAAAAGTTTAACTAATTTATCTGATGCATTTGGAAGTGTTGGAATGTGGGATAGTATTATCTATAATGAAATGAGAAGAAGAAGTTTAGTTGTACCACCTAAGAAAAAAGTTCAAAAAGAAAGACAGATAGAAGGTGCTCATGTTAAGGATCCTATAGTTGGTATGCATGATTGGGTTGTAAGTTTTGATCTTAATAGTCTATATCCTCATTTAATTATGCAGTATAATATGTCTCCTGAAACGATTGTCGATAAAGAAATGAAAGGTGTTACTGTAGATAGATTACTTGAAGGTGATGAGTTTAAGATAGAAAAAGAACTTTGTATGACAGCAAAAGGTATATATTTTAGTAAAACTAAAAAAGGAATTATTCCGGATCTTATTGATAGTTTATATAAAGAACGTGTTGAGATGAAACGTAAAATGTTAGAAGCTGAAGAAGAAAAAGAGCAAGGTGGAGATAAGAGTGAAATAGATACAAGGATCCAAACTTATGGAAACCAACAACTTGCAATTAAAATTTTAATGAATAGTTTGTATGGAGCTATGAGTAATGAGTTCTTTAGATATTATGATATTCGTATAGCTGAAAGTATAACTATGAGTGGTCAACATACTATACGAAGTGCTGAGAAAGCTATCAATGAAAACTTAAATAAAATATTAAAGACTGTTAATAAAGATTATGTTATAGCAATTGATACAGATAGTTTATATATAAACTTTGGACCATTAGTTAAGAAAGTTCTTGGAGATAATGTATCAAGACAAAGAGGATTAAAGTTTTTAGATAAGTTAGCAAAAGAACATTTAGAACCATTGTTTGATACAACATATGAAAATATAAGACAAGCTATGAATTGTAATGAACAAAAGATGGTTATGAAACGAGAAGTTATAGCTGAGAAGGGTATTTGGACTGGTAAAAAACATTATACATTAAGTGTACTTGATAATGAGGGTGTAAGATATAAAGATCCTAAACTAAAGATTATTGGTCTTGAAGCTGTTCGAAGTAGTACACCTTTATCGTGTAGAAACTTAATCAAAGAAACTCTGAAAGTTATTATGGGTCATGGTGAAAATAGTACTAGAACTTTTATTGAAGATGCAAGAAAGAAGTTTTATAGACTACCTGTTGAAGATGTTGCCTTTCCAAGAGGAGCCAGTAATATCAATAAATATACTGATAAAGCAAAAATATATAGAAAGTCAACACCAATACATGTACGAGGAGCATTGCTTTATAATCATTACTTAAAAGAGTTAGGTATTGATACAAAGTATGATAAAATATTTTCTGGAGATAAGATTAAGTTTGTTTATTTAAAACTACCTAATCGTGTAAAAGAAAATGTTATTGCATTTACAACATTATTACCTGAAGAGTTTAAAGTTAGAACAAGTGTAGATTATGAGACACAGTTTGATAAAGGATATCTTGATCCTATACGAGCTGTTATTGAATGTATTGGATGGAAACTTGAGAAACAAGCAACGTTGGAGGATTTTTTCTAATGGCATTAAAAAGACAAATACCTGAAGAATATATGGATTATGATTATGGTTTCACTGGTGTAAGTGAAGAAGAATATCGTAAAAAAGAAACATTAGCAGATCAAAAGGTTAGTGAAATAGAAGCAACAACCTCACAAAAACTTAGAGATGCAAGTCTTCAAGTAAATAGAGTTGAAGCTGCAAAAGATAAAATGGAAGCAGCATATAAAGATAAGTTATATGAAGTTGAAAAGTTGGTTATGCCTTTACTTGTTAATTTACTAAAAACATCTGATAAAGAATATATTTATTGGCCAGATCGTAAAACTCAAGTTGAAGGTCAAATTGATAAACTATTAGGATATACTAGAGGTAAGTAGTGTTTTTTGGTATTCTTACATTATTGGTTGGTTTAGCTATTTCAGTAGTTGCAGCATGGTATAGTATAGTTGGTTTAATGGCTATCTTTGCTGCAGCTAAAATACCTATTGCTATAATGGGAGCAGTACTTGAAGTTGGTAAACTACTTACAGCTTCATGGTTATATCAATATTGGGACAAAGCTAATAAATTAATTAAAGCATATTTTATGATTGCAGTTATAGTTTTAATGTTTATAACTTCAATGGGTATCTTTGGTTTCTTATCTAAAGCTCATATGGATCAAACTTTATCAGTAGGTGATAATAGTTTACTTATTGAAAGAATTGATACGAAGATTGAAAGAGAAAAAGTTAGAATAAAAGATGCTGAAACAGTTATTAGTCAATTAGATAAAGCAGTACAAGTATTAATTAATTATGATAGGATAAGAGGTCCAAACGGATCCATTGCAGTTCGTGAGTCTCAGAATGAAGAAAGAGCACAACTTACTTCTGTTATAGATGATGCATATTCTAAAATTGATGCAATGTCAGCTGAAAAGTTAGAGTTAGACAAAGAACAATTAGCACTGGAGGCTGAAGTAGGACCAATCAAATATATTGCAGCTTTTATTTATGGTGATGATTTAGATAGTAACTTATTAGATAAAGCAGTAAGATGGATTATAGTAACTATAATATTTGTATTTGATCCATTAGCAGTTTTACTTATAGTTGCTGCAAACATGACACTAAAGGAAGCATATAATAAACCTAAGAAAGTAAAAATAACTAAAGCAGCAGATGCTACTAAAAAGGAATGGTCAGAAATAAAACTAGAAGAAGATGTTCCTGAAGGAATGGTTAAGACTAATCATGTTGGATTTAAACCTAAAAAGAAAGAAGAGAAGATAAGTCCACTTGGATTTAAATATAATGTTGACCTAAAAAGAGATTGAATGTATGATATGTGAAGGAGTATATTATGTCTGAATATTTTAAAAAATTAGTAAAAGATTTAAATGATGAGAATACAAGTATAGCTGATGATGGATTAAGTTCATCACAGTTTACTGGATGTATAGATACAGGATCTTATATCTTGAATGCTGCCTTATCAGGTAGTTTATATGGAGGAGTTCCTAACAATAAAATTACAGCTTTTGCTGGAGAGTCTGCTACAGGTAAAACATTCTTTGTGTTAGGTGTAGTGAAAAGGTTCTTAGATGATAACCCAACTGGTGCTGTATTTTATTTTGATACAGAAGCAGCAGTTACAAAAGAGATGATGTCAACTCGTGGTATAGATACTAAACGAGTTATTATATCAGAACCAGAAACTATTCAAAAGTTTAGACACACAGTGTTACAGATTGTAGATAATTATGCAAAAAGTTCGTCTGATAGACCACCAATGATGATGGTGTTAGACAGTCTTGGTCAGTTAAGTAGTACTAAAGAGTTGGAAGATACTACTGCTGGAAGTGAAACTAGAGATATGACCAAGGCTGCTACCTTAAAAGCAACATTTAGAGTGTTGAACTTAAAGTTAGCAAAAATAAATGTACCTATGTTAATTACAAATCATGTATATGATGTAGTAGGTAGTTATATTCCAACTAAAGAAATGGCAGGTGGAAGTGGATTAAAGTATAGTGCATCTTCTATTTGTTTTTTAACTAAGAAAAAAGAAAAAGATGGAACCGAAGTTATAGGTAATATAATAAAAGTTAAGTTAGCTAAGTCAAGGTTTACAAAAGAAAACAAACAAGTTGAAGTAAAATTAACTTACGATAAAGGTTTAGACAGATTTTATGGTCTGTTAGATTTAGCTGAAAAACATAATATTATTAAAAAAGTAGCAAACAGATATGAACTTCCTAATGGAAATAAAGTTTATGGAAAGTTAATTAATAATGATCCACAAAAGTATTTCACAGATGACATTATGAAGAAATTAGAAGTAGCTGCAAGTGAAGAGTTTTTATATGGCGATTACATCAGAGAGGAAAGTACCGAAGATCAAGTATCTGGATAAGTCAGTTAATGATTTAGCTGTAATACAAATACTTGAAGGAAAGTACAAAGATATTCAATACACATACGGAACAGTAAAACCGTTAGACGAAGATGCTGTATTGAAGTTTTCTTATGATCTCATAGAAGGTGAAGTTAAAGATAAAGATGACTTTCATAATACAATTGGAGACATCTTAGTTAATATTATAATGAGGGATGATGAGGACAGAACAACTAATACTTAAACACTTAATAAACAACGAAGAATATTCTAGAAAAGTATTACCATTCGTACAAAAAGAATTCTTTTCTGATGGTAATGAGCAACTTGTATTCGATAAAATAAAAACTTTCATAGATAAGTATAATAGTATACCATCAAGAGAAGCACTTGTTGTTGATCTTGATAATGATAAGTCATTAAATGATGATCAATTTATACAATGTGGTAAGATAATAAATGACCTTGTAGTTGAAGAGTCTCCTGACTTTAAATGGTTATGTGATACAACTGAAAAGTTTTGTCAAGAGAAAGCTGTTTATAATGCTATAATGGAAAGTATAAAAATTATAGATGGTAAGGAGAAGAATAAAAACTCTGGAACTATTCCTGAGATTTTGAGTGATGCATTAAGTGTTTCATTTGACAATCACGTTGGTCATGATTTTTTAGATGATTATGAAAAGAGATATGAGTTTTATCATACTAAAGAAGATAAAATTCCTTTTGATATTGAGTTGTTGAATGATATAACAAAAGGTGGTTTAAGTAGAAAATCACTTAATATAATTCTTGCTGGCACTGGAGTTGGTAAGTCGTTAGCTATGTGTCATATGGCTAGCAATAATTTAATGGATGGTAGGAATGTCTTATATATCACACTGGAAATGGCGGAAGAGAAAATTGCCGAACGTATTGATGCGAATTTGCTTAACGTACCTTTGGATGAGCTTGTTTCTCTTCCTAAAGATCTTTATTC